ACCACCACCCATTTCTTTTTGTGGGAACATGGAACCAATAACGTCATAAGTGTGATTAGTTACAATCATTGGCACTTTTGCACGTCCAAGTTTAAGAGTTAGAACTCTGAATGCACCTTTAGTAATCTGTGCTCGAGTCATATCTCTTGTCTCTTTTCCTTCTGCAGTATCTTCAATCTCTTTAGTAGTTGATAGCATACCAAGAGAATCAAGTACAAACATCATAGGTGGACGTTCTGACTCGTCTGTCTCAAGATACTTATCAAGTATATTCAGCGATTGGTTTCTGAATTCTTGAACCGTCACTACAGGCACGATAACTATACGATTGGAATCGATTCCTCTTTCCTCAATCATATCTTTCGTTAGTGCAGATTCTGATTCAAAGTAAATCACAGCAGCTTCAGGGTGGTCTTCCAAGAACTGTTTGACCATACCCAATGCAAAGAAAGTCTTACCAGTGGCAGACTCACCTGCAAGTGCGGTGATTTTGTTTTTAGGTAGTCCACCTTTTAGTGAACCACTCAATAAGGCATTGAAAATGTATGAACCCGTATCAACAAACGAGTCAACGTCTCCAGCTGCCACACCATCGGAAACAACACTAGCGTATTCGTTCCCAGTGGATTTAACTAAGTCTTTAATAAATGACATAACACTTCTCCATAATGTATAACCATTATACTATGTATAGCGGTTTCTCGTAAGTGGGTTTTTACTTTTTGTGCCCGTTACCGTTCTTAATTCTTTTAGATTCATCAAACTTTATGACTTCTTCAATCATAGTCTTAATTGTATGCAGTTCAGTTTCAATGTGAATTATGAATGCAAATATTATACCTATCATGGTTATATAAAATACGTCCATCCATTCAATCAACATTATGAAACCCCTGCCATATCATAAGACATTATTACAACTTCTTCGTCAATTAATCTTTTTCTATTAATCATATGTTGTTCTTTGATTTCTTTTTTAGAACCACCAAAGTAAGGCACTGCGTGTCCTTCTTCTACTAATACTTGGGTAGCAAGTTTAGTTTCACCGTCAAGTTCAACTTGGAAGTCTCCTAATATTCTACCGAACTTCCCTTTCATATCTTCGCCATTTCTATTAATTTGCGTTTGTAATATAGTTTCGTTTCCTAAAATTTCCTTAAGACGTGCTTTAGAAGCAAGACCAAATTTCTTTTCAATCTTATCTCTAGTGCGTGATTCGGGTGTATCGATGCCCATCATTCTGACTCTTTCATCTGTTAAGATTACACCGAAACCTAGGTCAATATCCACGTCTACTGTATCGCCATCTATGACTTTTAAAATTTTTGCTCTATATTCATACATACCCTTTATTTATGAAAGGGTCGTATTTATTACGCAAAAAATGAATCTAGACTTGCGACAGGTTCAGGGTTCCAACCAATCAAACTAATGACTGCTTTAAGTGGTTCAACAAATGCTTTATCAAACTGCATATCATAATCAATGAATCTATGCAGGTCAAATTCTTTAGGTAATCCACCTGTAAATGATATCACATTTTCATTGATAGGATTCGGTGTAGTCAAGTAAGAAAAATGTAATTGTTCCGCTTCTTTGATTACTTCGTATCTCATATCAAGACTCTTTTCTTTGAGTAAGTGGTTGTACAATAAAGCACCTCTAACGTGTATCGGTGTTCCTTTACTGTAGATAGTTGTTCTATCCGAGTATTGTCTAAGACCACGACAACCTCTAGGGAATGCAACTTCCTCAGGCGGTAGCGTTCTAAAGTCTCTTCGTGCTTCTTCCACGAACTTCCATAAGTCTTGTTCTGTTCCGTTCATGACAACACCAAATGCGTCTGTAAGTTTTTGTCTTACCCATTGTGGTGTAGAAGACTTCGCAGTTTCTATGCCCATCATTTTGAGTTTAGGTTCTCTGAGTCTGACTCCTTCGTTGTCATGTACATTCAGGATATATCTTTTCTTAGCAGTCCAAATACCTCTGTCTGCAATTACCTCACGTCCCATTTGCATTTTCTGTTGGAATGCATTTGTATCTTTTGCGAGTTTGTCATATCCTTTTGCAAGTACGGGTTCAATAGTATCTTCTGCGATAGTATTAATGAAGTCAATAATTTTCGCCTTCGGTGTATCTTCGGGAAAGACTTGCTTTACTAAATCGTCAAGAGTGATATACAATGAATCGGTATCAATTGCAATCACATAATCTTTGTCTTCTGTCTTGAGAACTTGATTCAACCAATCATTGATTGTTTTCTCACCCCATTGAATAATCAATTGACCCGAAGTCGTAATCGCCTCTGCGAGGTCTACAGAAAAGAATGCAAACCACTGATTAGCAAGAGCACCATAAGCACTGTTCAATGCAATCTTACGAACTTGTTGGTTGTTGTACGCACGTTTGATTAGTGTGTCTAGTTCTCTTTTGCGTTTTGCGTCTTTACATGATTCTCGTTCAACTTGATACTCAATCATTTTTTTCTTCCACAACTTTCTTTCGTCATAGAATTGTTCCATAAGTTCAGGAAGAAAACCTTGTTTGTCTTTTTTGAATTGTGCACCGTTTGGTGTCACAGCATAATCACCTGTAATTGTTTGTTTACCACTGAGTAATTTTTCTACAGAAGTATCCACCTTACCCCTAATCATTTTCTCAGGCGAGATATTATACTGCATAATGATATGTGGATAGAGTGAGTTCAAGTCAAAAGATACAACCCAGTCATGACCACCGACTATAGGTTCCTTGACATAAGCACCTGCAATCTTACTGGTCTTTTCTTGTCCACGTAATTTCTGTGGTGGTGTTTGGATTCCTTGTTCTTTCAAGAAGTTGTAGATAATGGTTTCCCAATACTTCACCATTCCAAATGTATCTGCGTAGTTGCACTTGGCAGTATACGCCATGGATTGAATCAGTTCAATGAATCCTAGTTTGTCTTCCAGTTCTTCAATCAGTTCCACGTCACGGACATTGTATTCCAAGAACAGTGGATAATTAGTTCTGTATAATGTGTGTAGGGAACCGTACTCTGAATAATCTAACTTACCTTTACCCAGTTCAACTTGTGCTATGTGGTCAAGTTTGTAACTCTCTTGTTTGATAAATGTATTCTTTCTGTACAGTTCAAGATAGTCAAGAACATTGACACCATATAATGTGTATACTTGATTCTTTTGATATCCATACTGCGTGAATTCTCTTACGTCTGACATTCTCCAAGGCGAAAGTTTTTTGTGATACCCGTCACCAAATAATCTATCAAGACGATTACAAAGATATGTAATATCAAATGAGTTTACATTCCAACCAGTAATGATATCAAATGATTGTTTGTCCCAATACTTAATAAACTCTTCCAATAGGAATGCTTCGTCTTGACAATCAACGTAGTCTACATTGTCAGGTGCGTCCCAAGGGCCGATTCCAAATGTAACTGAGTTCTTACCGAATGGTTTGATTGTGATTGCGTTGACTTTCTCTTTCGCTTCCATAGGGTCAGGAAAACCCTCTTCACACTCACACTCAATATCAAGTGAGGCGATACGAATGAGTTTGGTATTAGGTTCGATTACACCTTGAAACTTATCTGCAATATAAGTGTAGACATAACGGTCATAACCGTGGATATCAAATCCTTCCACTTGCTCATATTGTTCTCTGAACTTACGTGCACCGCCCATAGAATTTAGATTCACAACCTCAAGTGGTTGTCCGTCTAAAGACCTGTAAGCGGTTTGTCCTTTTTTAGATTTGACGTAGTGATTAGGTCGATAGGCAACTTGAACTTTTACCTTCTTGTTGCCTTGATACCCTGTTACTAAAATCTTGTCACGTGTCCTGCATACATTTGTATAGAAATCCATAATATAAGTATACTACAGACGGAACTATTCTACAAGATTCTTTTTAGAATGAAAATCAAAATTGTTGACTGCAACGTCCTTAATATCTTGCCAGTGTGCTATTTGAGCTAACTCGTCTTCCACTGTCTTCATTAAGTCAGGGTGTTCTGCAACACCACTTGCATTCTTTGTTAATACCTCAACATTAATTTTGTGTTTTGAAATCATTGCGTCTGCTTGTTGCACAATCGCATTTAATACTTTGTCGTGAAAATCAATCATACGTTCCTAACTATTTCTTGTAGTTCTACACTTCTGCGACCTACTTGTTTGAACCAACGACTGTCTTCCATTTCAACAGCCATTCTTTCCCAATCATGGTCTTCAACTGCATTCAACATGTTTTTGAATTTACCCAGTCTTGAACCACCCAAATTGAAACACATATTAACTAACACTTCTTGGATATCGCCTGGCAAATCTTTCCATACATCTTCTCCAACAACATGAACTGTTTCGTCTGCATGTTTATCAAAGTCAGATTCATAGTATGCGTCTACAACTTCCTGTGCTACAGGTGTACCGACTTCCCAATCGTACTCAGGGTCTTCGGGTTGACATAAATGTCCAACACCAAGAGTTTTAAATCCCAATGAGTCAATATAAATTTCTAGCACTTCACCTTCGTGCCTCTTAATCGCTTCTTTACATCTTTCGATATTCATTTTTTCTCCTGTCTTGCGACTTGTTCCTCAAGGAGTTCTACTAATATATCTCCCATGAGGTTATTTAGGTCATTGTCTTCTAGAAGGTCGTCCAACTCCATTCCTTCTGGCACTCTTCTAATAGTCCTTTGAAAATTAAGTTCAGGTTTACCTTCTACGAATTCTACTTTACCGTATTGATACACTACACCTTCAAACTCGCCTTTGACAATTTCAATTGCGTAATGTTCTTCTGCTTTCTGATTAGGATTTTCTACAATCCTATAATACTCCCCGATTAAATGTGGTCTATTACTCAATGTAATTCACCTCTTTGAAATGACTTTAAGTCTTGCACGTCACCATAGTTATGGTGTGCTTGAAGTGTCATATCTGCAATTTCAAGTTCAGGGAAACTTGTAATTAGTTTATGCACCAGTCCTGCGATTTCTGTTCTCGATACACTAGGTAATGGTGAATTTAAAAGTCCTAAGTTCAATGTAGTCATTTTATATTTTTTATCCGAATTGTATTGATAATTATTTGCAAGGTGATTCAATGACGCTTTAGCAGCTGAGTAAAGATATCCTTTAGATATGTTTGGTTGAGCCGCTCTTGAAGAAAAGTTGATAATGTATTTACTGTTGTCATCTTTCCATGCGTTGTGAGCTAATTCTAAAATCTTTGTTTGTTCAAAGTCATCATATGCAAAGTTAATTAATACATCATATTGTTCCCAACCCCACCATGTACTTCCATTCACTGTAATGTTTTCCATACGTTCAGACATAACGTCTATCTGTTTACCATTATATGGTGTTGCTTCCAGTGTATCAATAATTGTTTTTGCTAAACCTGTACTACCTGTTATTGCCACTCTCATAATATTCACTCACTAAATCAAAGGACGGTTTTCCAAATAGTGAACCGTCAACACTACATTTATTGCAAGGCGAATGACTTCTATCACCTTTCATTAAACGTTTCCTAATCTTTGTCATGGGTTTAGAGAACCATACGTCATGTAAACTTTGTTGTAGAAGATTACCTACAACGTGTTCTCTTCCCCAATCATTAGAACAGAACAATACGTCACCGTTCCAATCAACAAACATTTTGTAGAAGGGGTAATGACAAGGTTTGCCTTGTAAAGAAGTAATGTCTGTTTCTTCTATCCCAACCCAATCAATCACCCCACTACGGTTATTGAGAATCAATCCATGTTTCTCAAAGTCTCCCCAATGCATTCTAAACTTGTACATATCGTCTCGCACATTCTTTAGCATTTCTTCAAAGTGTGCCATTTGTTCTATACCGTCATACAAATTTATGTACAATAAGTCTAGTCCTGCCTTATACAATCTGTTAACATACTCTTCTGTAAGTTTGTCTCCATTTGTATTACATTCAATTGTCGCCATTGGTAAATTGAATCTAAACTCTTTTACTATTTCAGGAAAATCAGGATTCAATAAGTTTTCACCAAAACCACTGAATGATATTTTACCTGAATATTGATTCTCTCCTAACTCTTCTGCAATGGTTCTAGCACCTTTAACCGTAAGGTGGAGATTCCTGTTGGGAAATACTGCTGGGTCATGTCTTGGACAAAAGACACATGTCCTGTTGCACAACTCAGTAGTATTAATTTCAACCGTAAGAATTGAGTCAAGGGGTTTGAGTTCGTCACTTTTTTTCTTCCAATGTTTTTTTTCTTGTTCCCTTCTGTGTTCTAGGAAATCATATTGGTCAACTGCTTGTATTGGTATATTCTTACTCATATCGAAACTGGAGCGGAGTCATGGGTTTGCACCGTGATTTCTAAACTGGTAGTTTAGTGTTTTACTAAATTAAACTAACTCCGCTTAAACTTATCTTATAATATCAATGTCCTCTGCATTAACATTCCATGTTTCTAATTGTGTTCTGAGTCTGTCCTCTGATTTGAGTTTATCAAATCTCTTACTAGCAAGTTTCTTCCACCATTCAACTACACCTTCAAATTCATATCTATCGTAGTTAGGTGCTTTCTTGAGAGTGTCAGTTTCTAGATTAAGATAATCGACCACGTTCTCATAACCATAATTAGAAAAGTATTGTCTTTTTCTTTCAGTCAATGCTTTCGCATCGATAAAAGTTTGGTTGAATTCTTTCAACTTTTCTTTGTCATGAGTATTTAGTGAGTTCTTAATTATAGAAATCATTTTCTGTTGCGTCTTCATTTTTCTAGAAGAGGCGTCATCATGAACTAGTGGTACACCATTGTTTTTATTTTCAAACCAAAACTTAAGTTCTCTGTATTTTTCGTCATTGATACTTGGTACAAAATCTGAATCAGTCAAACCTTTGAATCTAAGGAAGGGTTTCATACCGTCATATTGTGAAGCAGTCTTAGAAGAACCGTACAAAGAGGTTGTCTCAAAACCACAAAACGTTCCTTTGTATTTTTTGTTCAAGTCTCTACGTGCTTTGTGCGAACAACAAATAGCTGCAAGTAGTTTACCACCAAGATAATTGTATCCGAATGGTTGAGTTGGAACAATAGTAAATCCCATAATTACGGAATCATTGAAACGTTTCATAACGTCTTTGTTCATAGTATCTAAAGGTCTTCCCAACATTTCATTCCTAGGTTTAGAATTGATTGTTGGACTACCGAACCGTATGAAACCCACAATTTTGTTTGTGTTCTTTTCATATACAACCCACTTCAATGTCTTGCCAGGAATTGACTTTTCTAAGGCATGAGACGTTGTAATCTCAAGATAGTTATCAAACAATTCATTTGATAATACTCTGACTTCAAATTCCATGTCCTGTGGGTGCATTGTAAAATCACTGAACATATCGTCTTCGGGGCCCATGCCAGGCAGTGACGTTGGAAGTGAATCCATACGTTCAAGTTTTACTTTTCTTAGATAATCGTCTATGCGGTCAAAACCTTTATAGTAATCTATAAAGACCTGAGCTGCATGTAACGAATCGGCATGTGATAAAATAACAGACATGTACCCATTATACTAAACAGGTACATATCTGTATAGTGGGTTTTTAAGAAATTTTGATTTCTACAGGTTTATCCTCTTCGGGAATAACCTTTTCCAAACTAACGGATAAGATACCGTCTTTTAACTCTGCCCCTTCGATAACAATATCGTCTGAGAGAGTCCAACTTCTCTTAAATGCTCTAGAAGCCAATCCTTTATGGACAAAGTCCTTGGATTTATCTTCTAATTTACCTTCTATGACAAGAACATTTTTCTCTTTAGTGATAGAGATATCTTTCTTACTGAAACCTGCGACTGCAAGTTCAACAGCGAAATGCTCTTCGTCAACCTTTACAACATTGTAAGGTGGGTAGTTAGTTTGTGAGATATTTGACATTCTTTCGAGGTCTTCAAAGTACCTGTCAAATCCTATAGCGAACGGTCTGAATTGACCAAATATATCTAAATGCGTCATATTTTTCTCCTATTTTTAGCAAGTTAATATATGTGTAATCCTCTATTGAGCAATTACATTCTTATTTATATATTATATATGGTCTAACTAGGTTTTTTCAAGAGGGTTTATTGAAATAATTGTTTTAATTTCAATATCGTGATATGCTTCATCTTTCATATCCCACACAACTATCTTGTCTCCCTGAGATTGAAATTTGCGAGGGATAGTACAATGTCTTTTATGAATCTTATCAGACGTGAGAGATTGATATTCTACTACTGCTTCTTTTGATAATAGTTTATCTAATACTTCCGTAAAGGTCATTTCTTTAGTTTTCTAATTGTGCGTTTAAAATATGGTGCATAGATTTTTACTGGTTCTTCTTTTCCTTTTACAGTTATCTCGTCAAGTTCTTTTACTTTAATATCGTCAGGCAGTTGGTCTAATGTATATTGTGAAAGTATAATAGGTGTATCAAATGTTCTTGTTTGTACTTCAAGACGTGCACCTAGGTTTACTGCGTCACCAACTACTGAGTAATCGAACCTTGCTTCAGAACCCATGTTTCCCACTATGCATGGGCCAGTATTTATTCCTGTGCCAATTACAACGGGTGGTAATCCGTATCCCTGTTCTTTGAGTTCTTTGTTCATTTGTTCAGTAAGCAGTTCTATTTCCATAGCACTTCTAACAGCCATTTCTGCGTGATTTGGGCAATCCAAAGGGGCATTCCAAAATGCCATTAGACAGTCACCCATATATTTGTCAATGGTGCCACCATTTTTGAGTACGACTTTTGACATTGCGTCTAAGAATTTATTGATAAGTTCTACCAATCCTTCGGGGTCGTCCTCTTTCATATACTTTTCGCTTATTGGGGTGAATCCTACAATATCGGCAAATAGGAATGAAAGTTCCCTTCTATCTCCACCCAGTTTCAATAGTTCAGGATTTTTTTGCAGTTCTTCAACCATGTCAGGCGATAAATATTTTTGGAACTGTTTCTTAATTTGTTCCTTGAGTTGATATGTTGTAAAGTATTTGTTGAAAGAAGCATGTCCAAAAACCAACAAGGAAGATAATGACGAGTAGAAAACATCGACTAAAATCAACTTCTCCATCCAAACATAATACCCCATATAACCCTGCAGTCCAACGAGAGATAGACAAGCTATCCCCGAAAGAACTGTGGGAAGTCTGTAGACCATTGCCAGTATTATTAGAGAAGAAAACAGAACGAGAACGATTTCTAGAAATTCAAGATAGTAGAATCGTTGTATTTGGAATCCTGTCAAGACGGTCTGAATTAGGTTCGCTTGTACTTCATGGGGATACATTGCACCCATTGGGGTTGAAACTGGATTACTCAGACCTGAAGCAGTCAGACCCCATATAAGAATTTTGTCTGCAGGGATTTCGTCCACTGCACTGACACGTTCAAATTGGTTCCAAAATGCAATATTAAAGTCTGCATTTGGTTTAGTAGTAAGTGGTGGTAGTCTACCTATCCTAACCCATTCTACACCAACCTCAGGCGTAATCTTTATATTGTAGGACTGTTGGCCATTCATAACTCTCAAAGTTTCTAATGCGAGAGAAGGATATATCTGTCCATTTGCCATGACAGCAAGTGGAACCGCACGTACAGTTCCGTCTATAGAAGGTGAAGCACTTACAGTACCTACACCGTAAACCGCCTCTTGTAGGGGTTCTATGGGACTAGAAATACCCTCATAACTGTATAACCAGTTTGCAGGGTCACCTTTACCTAACTTTGCAATACCAATATATGGTGCACTTCCAGTATCTTTTTGATTGGTTGGTGAGGCAGAAAGAAGTGAAAGTCTGTTGCCTAATGCCTGTCTAAGTTCTTCGTCTTCCCCGAATCTATCAGGTTGTGCGAATGTAGCGGTGAGAATTGAAGGGTTTGTTTCGGACGTTTGATTTATCATGTCTGCCCATACACCTCTAGGGAATGGGAACTGTCCGTATTTTTCTAGTGTCTTTTCATCTATATCAACTAATACAATATCGTCAACCTGTATTGGTTCTTTTTGTGTTTGTAAAAAATCGAAATAGTTGAGTCGAATTGACTCCATGAGAAAAGGGTCTGATATACGAAGACCAACTAAAAGAGCGATGGTTATTAAAACCGTCCACCATTTATACATGGCACCTACCTATAGAATATATGTGCGGATATTTGTACTGTTTCGTTTAAATGGTGACTCCAATATGGTTGTATGTAATAAGCATGATACCACATTGCACCTTCGGTTAAATCAAGATAGTTATCGTTTTTAACGTACTTTACTAACATATCGTCTGCCAATTGAAGACTCTCCGCCCAAGTTTTACTGTCTTTTGGTTTATCCGACTTACCGTCACAAAACCACGAAAACTGGCACATTCCTAATTTAGGAACGGTTTTACCTGTCCATGAGGTTCTCCATTCTTTGGTTTGATAAACTACGTCACATACATTGTTAGGGAATTTATCATGTTCTACACGATTTAGAACTACGTTTACTACTGCAATCTTTCCTGCGAGAGGTTGATTGCCTGCCTCAAAATATATATTCTGAGCAAGACAATGAGTATCCATTTCCAGTTCTAAAGCTTCTACTTTTGTTGCACCAAAAAATAGCGCACAAAATACCAAGATATTAATTAGTTTCATAAACACAATTATACCTCAAGAATTTGTTTTTGGTAAGAGGGTTTTTTATTTAGGGTTAATTACCCTGCGTAACGTTGATTGTGCAACCACCCGAAGTGTAGCAGGAGTTAGTTATTACATACGATTGATTTGTTGAACCTTGTTGCGTTAGGTTAAGAGTTGTATGTTCACTACCTTGTAGTGTTATTTGTGAATTGTGGTTAGCATTACCTTTTTGTATGATATCAACAATACTATCGTCTGAGTTACCATAGTAATATGTTTGACTGTAATGACTTCCAGTACCTTCTTGGTGGTGTTCATGCACTACATCGTTAACATGAATATCTAAATTGTGCGTGTGAGTTCCGTCTTGGTAGATATCAACGTCATTATTATTACCCCATATATGCCTACCATATGTTGCACCATCATACTGTACTACATTTTCAGTATTACCTGTACCGTCTACGTCACCACCCCACGATTTACCTGAACCCCAATATGAAACCCAACCAATGTAGTTACCCTCACCATTTTGTTGAAATGTAAATGAATTGTTTTGGTGTGCAAAGGTAAAATTGATTTCATTGTCATAACCTATTTGAGTAATATTGATACTTGCATTGTCACCGTCAGCGACTTGTTCTATGTGAACGTGGTTATGTTCAGGGCCAGCAAGAACTTGAGAAGCAAAAAATATCAAAAGAACTGCTATACCTAAATGTCTTCCTGTTATTTTCAACCGTTTCTCCTATCCTGTGCTTGTTTCTTTAACTTTTCTAGTTCTTTTTTACTAGGACGTTTTTGATGTTGTTGTTTCATTAGTTTTGTTGTGTAATTATAATATTAATTGAATTATCACCACCCATATTAATTACACTCTCCTTTTCATTAGTTACGGTCACTATTTGTGCCATTGCGTCTATCGGTAGTTTAATACTTATGGTTCCATTTACCTCACGATAGAATGTAACCAATCCACTTCCAGTATCAACTATCGTATTGTACTGTGTCTCTTTATCAAAACCGATAGCAGTACCTTCTATTCCATAATTATCTGAACTGCTTTCTGCAGTTCTGTTTATCCCTACTTTCCTATCCAGTTCTTCTACAATATCAAGTAGGTCTTGTAAAAAATCAACGTCTAATAAATCTATATCAAGTTCAGTAAATTCTAATTCACCTTCACTATCTTTCAGTGCGTCTGTATCTAAACCGTCAAACTCTAAAAAGTCTACATCTAAAATACCACCGTCATTTGATTCTGAAGCAGACTCTTCTATGACCTTTGCGATATCCTTTGGTGGATTCACAATGAACATATTATTAATCAAGTTAGGTGTAATGCCGTTTATTACTACAGGTGTAGTTGGGTATGAATTCAAAGTAGATACCATTGTAGCTTGATATGCTTCTTCTAACACCACCTCTAAACCTGATTCATTACTAACTGTAATCGAACCTGATGCGTCACCGTTTGCATCAGGCAAAAGTATAATAAGACTTCGCCCGAGTTCATCGATGGTTGTCGTAAAATCTGTGCCATTAATTGCTATGTTAGCAGTTGGCGTAGAAATCGCAATGTTCGATTTATTCATTTTACCCAGTTTACCTGAGGCAAAACGTGCTGTACCCATTACCATTCTCATCGACATTTTAGATAAGTCAGGATTAGGGTCATAATAAACTTCGTCTATAAAGACTAAAGTGTGTTCTGTTAATGCAAGTTCTTCTTTATCTAAAAACTCAATTAACATTCTCCCATTACCAGTTTCTGCCTCGTCATAAAGATTTATTGGGGGCAGTTCTACGGAAGGTATTTTATTACCCTCTCTGATAATGTTAGCAACACCAGTCTGTTCAATAATGCCTCCTATCGTATCTGCCGAAGCAGGATACGATAGAAGCATAAGATTAATCAGAAGTATCTTTTTGATTAATTGTAACCGTTGCATTATCAGAACTCAACTGTAGGTCAATCTTGCCTGGGCATGTTTTAGTTCCACATGTCCCACTTTGCATGATAACGTCCATATTAATACTGTCACCTGTATGTACCACTTTTAAATCATGGTCAGATGCGTCTAACATTTTCGTATCAATATTATTACTGTCACCAGTAACTTCCATTTCCCATTTTGCTTGGTCTGAATCTATGTCTATAAAGAAGTCGTTAGTATTCCCTACAAGCGTTAAGTCAAAATCCAAATAGTTAGCGCTGGCGGCATAACCTTGGTCATAATCCCAAGTGTTACTACTACCTGTAACTGTTACATCAATATCTGAGTTATCAGCGTCACCAATGTAACCTATATTCCAATCAAAGACATTACTGTCACCAGTAAATGTCATATCAATGGTAGAACTATCTAAAACCGCAGGCCCAAATAACTGGTTGCTGTTTCCGATTTGGTCAAGATTAAATGTAATATTTGACCCTGTTAAAATCATATCAGTAGCAACCGAACCGCTATCTATAGTTCCACCGAATTTATTTCCGTAACCAACTTGGTCGATAGTCAATGTAAGATTATCTCCTGATTGTTGCAAAAATATTTCGTTATCGTCATCAGCTATAAGAGGCATAACAGACCCAAGGAAAAAGATACCTAAAAATAATTTTAGTTTACTCATTTTCATAATCGTCTTTTATCTCCTCGATGGAATGTCGTTCATTACTTCCATCTATATTATGAGGGTGTCTATGTCTTCCGTTTATTGTCCAGTATTTTCTATCATGTCCTTGATAAATCATTTCTAGAACAGCGGCTTCAATAGCAGCCCTCGTTGCAAATGTCACCGACTCATTCTCTGTCACCCCGTCCTCAATTTCTATCAGTTGGGTATCTAAATCTACAAATTTGAATACGTCAAATCCCTGAGCAACACTCAACACAGTCTTCTTGGTTTGAACGTTCATAAGAACTTCACCAGTCAATGTGCTAACTGCTCTCAAAGAAACAACTAACGTATCCCTACGATAGGCAGTCGAGTGTCCAATCCCTAATGTTCTTGCACCTCGGCCACCAGTTTCCATATTACTGTCATACCCTATGATTCCACCTTCGAGTATGATGCCAGCAAATAAAAGAGGTTGGATAGTTTCTTTCGATTCTCCTTCCTCTAAAAATTGTTCTCTTGTACTTCTAACTATTTGTCTTTCACGTACAAGATTATCTAATCCTTGTCTCTCAACTACACGAAACCATGTTCCACCACCTGCAGTTTTGAGTGCGTCTATCAACATTGCAGTAGCACCTTGAGTTACTGCTGTACTAAATGTTGCAACACCGTCTTGTCTTTTTCTTTGTCCTGTTAAGTCTGTAAATGCATAAACAGCCACCACTGGTTTTACCTCAGCAGGTGGTAAATCTAATAATAATTTGTATGCTGGAAGTTTGATTGCTTCAGGACTTTCAACACATTCACCGAATGCTTTCATCATGGTTGCTGTACATGAATCCGTCATATGCGGTATTCCTGCACAACTAGACAACAAGAGTCCAAGCACTCCAACCAAAAAGAAATTCTTCACTAAAATCCCCCAGTACCGATTGGGATTTGAATTGTAGTAGTTGAACCTTCTGAATCTACAATTGTCATCACAATCCAATCGTCACACAGTCCATCTTCTGTACAAATATTTCTTCTTTCGTATGTAATTGTATTACCTTCTAATGTGAATGTACCGTAGTTAGCTCCCTCTTCATTAGAGAACATATTTTCAACTAACTGTTTTGACAGCTGAGCATATATACGTGATTCTAAATTTCTGATAAATTTTGCGAGAACAGTATTTTCTGCTTCTCGTTCAGCACGTTGAAGAGCTGCCTTGATGTCCTCAGCGATTTTATCAGTCCTAGATTTCTCCTGATTCTCAATTGTCAAATAATGAGCTGAAGTTCCGATACCACTAAAAGAAGGTGACTTAAATTTGTGTACTAATTCGTCTGCTTGTACCGAAGGTGACAGACTTATAATCGACACAACAAAGATTGATATTAGAACTCCTAGTTCTAATTTATCCCTTAGTTTTTCTTTTCTCATTTTTTTTAACCTCTTCGAGAGCTTCCTTTTCCTCTGCGTCCTGCAATATCTCTTGACGCTCCCGATATTCCAAGACAGTATTAACCTTTTCTTGTAACCTAATCATATCTTGGTCTAACATTCTAAGCTGGTCAGTCAGCTTTATACTTGCCGTAAACATACGGCCTAGTGCTGGTTTAACTTCACCTGTTATGAATTTCCAAACATACCATATGAAGTAACCCATACCTATAGACATAACAACAGGGAATCCAAACTCAGCGATTAATTTAGCTATTTCGCCCATGATTCTAGTCCCTTCTTGCGTCTATAGTCCCATCCTCTACGAAATTTTCTGCACGTGCGACCCTATCAACTGGGGGCGCTACGTCTAATGCACTACTCACTAATAAATCTATACGTATTATGTCGTTGTTCATTACACGTGCCCTAGTTTCGAGCATGGAAATGATATTTTCTGTGGACGCTATTTGACTTAAGACTGAATCAAAAGTAAATTTTAATGTCAGATAAATGAAGAAAGCCATCACTACCGCAGTCCCGATAGGGATTCCTACTTCACTTAAGAATTGAAATATGTCCATACACCTATTTAGGGGAATGGACTTCTAGGAAGGAAGTATTTAGGGCGTTTTTTTCACCGCCCTAAATCCTTATTTTTTTCTAATCTGCTTGATGATTTCAGCTTTTGTTTTAGAAGGTGTAACAACTATATCGTTGTTTTCTGCAAACTCAATGAGTTCTTTTTTTGTGAACTTCATAAGTTTATTAGCAGTAGGTGCTTTAAACACCTTTTCTTCTTCTACCACTGGTGGTTTGCCCACTGCAGTGTCAACCCAACCATACTTGTCATTCAAGACAAATAATACGGGTACTCCAATCAACAAGATTATCAACCAAAATGTAGGTTCCATGATATTCTCCATTATTTAAGATTATTTATTACACTAATTTCTCTTCTTTTAGAAGAGTATAAATCCCATAAGCTAAAGCAGGCCAAGCCAAGAGTTTAACAATCGGTGCGGCCATAAGAACCAACACTGATATACCTATAATCGTAGCACCGTCCCATGAAGTACGTTCTGCGATTCTGGCTTTTACCCAACCCATTACTAAATCTAGTTTTGCTTTTAACATAGATTCTCCTATTTAGATTCTAGTTTTTCGATTCTCTTTAACAAGTCATCATACCCTTCAAAACATTCTAAAGGACATGGTGGGTGAGAATCTTTTTCTAGTTTCTCTATACGTTTTTTGAGCAGTGGATACTTTTCAAACCACCTCTGCTCTTGTCTGATTATGTCTAATCCAATTTTATCTTCACACCACTTATCTATCTTTAATAGAGTTGGCATCATGAAGTTAAATGCTCCAGTCGTAGCCAACTTGAGCACAATACTTCTCAATATTGCTAATAAAAATCCAAACATGTAATGTATCCTCGTAGGGATATTTATACTATTCGGGTGCTTTATTATTACCAATATTGTATTTAGGTGTAAGAATCCACTCCTTTTTCTCTTTAAAAGGAATGATTTTAATCTGTGAAAGTGGTGCGATAGGTTCTTTGATACTGTCAGGATTAACTACTTTAAGTAGATTCCACTGCTGTAAAAGGTTAATAATAGTATTCCTTCTACCAATATCATTCTCGTCTAGGTTACTAGGTTTACCGTCCAGTATGAATAGTTCTTTGAAGTGGGTTATGTAATACTTCCCACGTTTGTGTAGGATATGGCAAGACTGATATAGTTCTTGTTCTTTACGTGACGCTACACCAATCCTAGTGAGAGTCTCACGTATCTTTAAAAAATCGTCTTTTTCGGGGAATGTAACTTCGATTAAGTCTTTGACTTCACTCTCATAACTTTCCATTATCCTTGCCACCTTTTGTCATTCTTTTTTTCAATTCACGAACCTGCTTATCAGTAAGAACTTCCAAATATTCCTTTGCTTTTAAGTTACTTACTTGATAGTAGTCCTTGATTGTATCTAACTTTTTACTAATATAGGGTTTAGACCAAGTTGAAAATCTTTGTCTTTTCCTTAGTATATTTAGATAAAAAAGGTATTGAAGGCGGTTATCTACACCATGACGTATGTTCATTTCGTTTGCAAAATAAACTGCGTCTTGGTGATAGGATAATGCTTTATTAGTTATGAATGGTGCATACTGCTTCTCGGCAATATCGTCCACCATAATATCTTTTTTGGTATGGGATACAGATTTAACAAAATCAAACGGGTTAGTTTTTTTCACGTATGCCTTCTAAAAGAATCTACAAGTGCTTGACCTTTCAATTCTTCTCCAAATTTGTATACCACTTTTCCATTTTGTTCTCTTACAGTTAAGCCACTATTAAATGTGGTATCAGTGACATAACCTTTATCGAGAAATTTTTTGGATTCTTTTGTTTCATAGTGCATAGAATACAACCTATGTACTTGTAAGGTATGTACTCCTTTCGCCCACTCTTCTGCTTCGAGAAGTTCACGTTGACGTTGCACTATTTCATCAAACTCACTCATGCAACGAAGTCATCTCCCTCGTTCCATTCACAACCAGTCAGTCCACCAGCTTGAATTGCTTTCAAAGTTCTAAGAACTTCTTGAGCATTTCTACCAGTGTCTAATCCATTAACTGACACGTGTTGAATAACTCTATCTTTATCAAAGATAAATGTTGCACGATTACAGACACCTTCCTCAGCATTAACAATGCCAAGTTCAGAAGATAACTTAAGTCCACAATCAGCCGCAAGTGTGTGTTTGATTTCTCTAATCACACCATTCGCTTGTTTCCAAGCAGACTTACAGAATTCATTATCACCCGAAATACCAATTACGTTTGCGTGGTCAACTAATATGTCCATACCAGCAATCTCAGTTGGGCAGATGAAGGTAAAGTCTTTTGGATAAAAATAGACTACCGTCCAATCATGTTTAAGGGGCTGATACCCTTCAACGATTTCAACTTCAACGAAGTCGTTGTTAGCGTCAATTCCATTCAGTTTACAAGGTGGGAATTGGTCACCTACTGTTAACATTCCTAACATTACTTACTCCTAAATGTACACTCACTCATAATCTCAGTCAAACATGCCACAAGATTGACCTCAGTATCAGCCGCAAATGCGGATTTGTATTGATAGTCTGCTATGATTAAAACACAGGCAGGTATCGAGGCAGGTTCGAGTTTATGCTCGAGTGCGTTAAATATCTTTCTATACATTACAGACAAGTCATTGTCGGAATTCTCTCCGACCCATTTACGCATTTCAGTCCACTTCTTTTCTTTGAGTGTATTTATCAATGGCGTAATCTTCTCTTCTGCAAGAGTAGAAAGTAATCCAGTATCGATTTCACCACCGATACCGTATCTTTGAACCTCATTTAGACAACGTCTAAAGTCGGGAAAAAATTTCATGATAAGTTCAGCAAGTACGTCTTGGTTGAACTTAATTTCCTCTAGTGTACAAATCTCCATAAGTCTTGCGAGGAATACACTTGCAAGTCTAGGTTTCTCACTATTAGGAATCTTGAAGTCAATCACAGTACATCTTGAATGCAAAGGATTGATAATTCTGTTTTTGAAATTACAAGTCATAATGAACCTGCAATTAGAACTAAACTCTTCAATGAATCCACGCAGGGCAGGTTGAACAGATTCGGCACTAATGTAGTCTGCTTCGTCTAGAATAACTACTTTAGGGCCACCTGCCAAACTGGTGGTGGAGGCAAAGTTTTTGATTTTAGTTCTTAAGGTATCAATCAATCTACCTTCATCAGAACCGTTAATTACAATGTAGTCTGCACCAAGTTCATTACAAAGTGCCTTCGCTACAGTTGTTTTACCACAACCTGCAGTACCATTTAACATTAGATTAGGAATCTCACCCGTTTCTACAATGTCTTTGAATGTGGCTTGCAGGTCACTTGGAAGTATACAATCGTCAATTTTTTGAGGACGATACTTCTCTACAAATAAAAATTCATTGTTCATAATATAGTCTCATTAAAAGGTTGTAAAATCCCCACCGATTTTACGGCGTGACCCACCCTAGTTGTGTGATGAGAAGGGGTCACTCCCGAAAGTATTACAGAGACTGGCATAACACTAACACAGTATTATATATGCCTTTAGGCATTATATTTTGAATCAGGTTCCAGTGCAATAAAATACTCTAGGTCAATATCCTTGTTTTTGAAATGGGATATACCTTTACTTGATACAGATACTGTATAGTTACCTGCAAGAACTTTTAGGTTCTCAATCTTAAAGTTCATAGAGAACGTAGCACCATTTCCAGTGCCCACGATTCTACTGAACGTGTTTGTAGTCGAGTTCTTCTTATCCTTAACAGTCAATGAAATATTTGTACCGTCAGATTCAAGAACTAAATCAGTTACACCCAAAACACTTGACGCTTTGTTCAAGTCATTCAGTAATGTGCTACTGATATCGAATACAATTTCTGCCTCTGGCATCGTAATCATTTTCTCAGGCGAAGTCACCATTCCTTCTGAAGCATAGAAATATGACATTGACGAATTGTTATCCGTAATCGTCATAGCTGCGTCATTGAATTGAAAGTCAGGGTCTTCAAATAAAGACGTTGCACCCAAAAATTCAGGCAGGTTATATACAGAAAATCCTTGGGGGAACGATTCGTTTACCGTTGCAACCGCAAGAATGTTTTTCATATTAGAGATAGTCTCTAATTTGTTTCCAGCATTTACTTTAATGCCAGAGTTAATTGTTGCGAAGTTTTTTAGAACTTCCTTAGTTTCATTACTAATCTTCATCACTTTGTAGTCTCCTATCATGATTGTTTAGAGCAAGGAATCCATAGTGGATTACTTTCAAAAGGTCTGCTCTGTTATACCCATCTTTTTTTCCGTATCGTTGTGCATATTTCATAATGTTCCCGATACAAAATCCCTCACCATGACCACTGTCCATAATAAATTCAGTCGCCTGAAACTTGTTATGACTATAGTGTTGGTCATAAGTCTTGTCTATATACGAAGAGAACTCCTTTAAGAGTTCTCTCTCGTTGTATTTGTAATTAATACTCATACCATTATTATAGGTCTAGAAGTCATTTTCGTCTAGAGGGTTTTCAGAATTTTCTTCTGAACCCTCTTCCGCAACCTCTTCAAGAGGGTTAACACCAGCGTCAACCTTAGTGTAGAGGTCTAAGATAGAGACTCTAGTCTCTTCATCGAACCTTGAAATGCACATTTCAATGGACTTGAGTTTGTCACCAAACATTCTGAAAGCATTCACAATGTGAACCAGTCTTCTAGTAGTCACGACATCATCAATCGCACCTTCGTAGAAGGTCTTTCTGATTACGTCCGCCCAGTCAACCAACTTCTCACAGAAGTCCATGTCAACATCACCAGTCAGAGCCATTTCCTTAGAAAGGATTTTTCTCTCAGTAACCACTGGTGGGTATTCTTGTTGCATTGTGACCGCAAATCTTTCAAGCATTGCTTCGTTCATGATTTGAGTCCCAACAAACTTACCATCGTCAGAACCTTGACCTTTGGTATTTGCAGTAGCAAGGATAGTGAACCCTTCAGCAGGAGTCACCCACTCACCAGTTTTCTTGATTAGGTAACCTTTACCTTCAAGAACTGATTGAAGACACATCAACTTGTTTGAACCCAAGTCAACTTCGTCAAGAAGAAGGACAGCACCTTTTCTCATTGCCTTGATAACAGGGCCTTCTCTGTAGACAATGTTACCATTGACAAGAGTGTGACCACCCATTAAATCATCTTCATCAGTCTCAATCGTAATGTTGACCCTGTAAAGTTCTCTCTTCAATTGAGCACAAACTTGTTCAACCATTAGAGTCTTACCATTTCCTGAAAGACCAGTTACGAAAACTGGGAAGAAAATTTTAGACTTGATAATGTTTTTGACATCAGCAAAGTGTCCAAAAGGAACATAGTTAGACATTTTCTCAGGAATGATTTTGACATCGTCATTCAAGATATTGATATCTGCCATTTCAGTCTTCATAGCGACTGGTGACTGCTGGGGTTTTGCAACCGCAGGAATCGGAGCAGGTTTCGCTGGTGCGATAGGAACCACATTCTCAGGTTCGTATCCACCGTTGTAACCATTCACAACCGCTTCAAGATTGAAAATCGTACCTGAATCGGTACTCTCTTTGAACGGATACCTTTTGGTATTGTTCAACCAGTAAGGCACGTGTCCTAGAACTTCAATCTCCTCTTTGGTGAATGAAGTCTGATTAGGATACTTACCTATAAGTCCTTCTAGGAATTCCTTCCTATCAGGAGTGTAATGAAACATTTTCCCGTCAACGGAAATTGATTCATTCTTATCATAAGATGCACTCATATAGTCTCCTTGGTTAATAATTTATTTCTCATCATGTGTATAGGCTAACAAAAAAGTAAGGTCACTGTCAACAGCTATTTGCATGGTTGAAGTAATTTTCCCATTTTTTTGACCTGTTTTTCGTTTAGGTCACCACCATTATTGACCCATATCCTGAATGCGAAGCACTCTACACCCTCTTCAGCACACTTGGATACCCTATCGCAGTTATTCGCTACACAGGGCGGGTCTCCTACGTCCATGACAGCATCTGCAAAAGCATTGTGATTCATACCGTCAATATTGACATAGTAAATTGGGTCTACCCTTAACGGGTCTCTAGTTTTCAGCATATTCGCTTCTCCATTTTTGTATCAGGAAACTGGAATTAGTTCCAGCACTGAAATACTCACTTACATTAGCAAAAGGTTTTTCACCCCATGCTTTTCTCTCAATACAGTTCTCAACGAACATGTAATTTACGAATTCTTCAAAAGTCATTATGCAATCTCCTTTATAAATTCATTAGTTAAAAATCTTGAAGTCACTTTACTGTTTCTGTTTTTCTTGAAGTTGGAAAGCAGTGTTGATTTTTTAGCACCAATCAAGTCGTCACTTAGTTCATCGTCAACAGTCGCCAACTTAGCAGAGCAAGTTAGGAACAGTTTACCGTAACCGTGAGCATTGATAACCATACCTTCTTTTCTGATTTGACCCCAAGTTTTTCTGTAACCGTCATCATATCCGAATTCTTTTTCAACGTGCTTTCTCAAGTCGTCACAAGAATTCAGTAGACTGTAGAAGTCATTCTTTTTTTCAAGAGCAAAGTAACCAGTAACAGTAACACCAGTTTCTTTTTGCAACCAGTCAAGCAGGTTAGCAGTTTTGTTCCACTCAGTAGGGTATCCTCTACTGTAGTAATCATTTTTTGCAGGAACTACGTAAGGATATTGTTTCTTAGAGTATGGGTCAGTGATAAAGATTTGTTGTTCAACTCTTAACCACTCGTTAGGGTCAGACTTGAGATTTTTCTCAGTCTCCCACATCTCATCTCTCTCTTCCCTGTTAAGTCTCAAGAGATTTGAATCATGACTGAACC